ACCAATAGACAATCTGCTTGAATGGTTTCTATCATCATATCTAAAATTATTTTTTCTGACTTTACAGGCCCATATTTCGCTTGTCTAAGTATATCAGACTGTTCTTTTATAGAATCAATTTTATCACAAAAATCGCTTATCTTATGTAACATATATTTCCATCCAATCTGGAGCACCCCGCTTTGTCCATTTCGCCAAATGTTGTTTATACTTTATATAGTAGTTTCGATAAGAAACAATTGAAGATGGGTTTTTTACATCATCAGGCATTGCTGGAGTTGGTTCTGTAAATTTTCCTTCTGGAATATTTATAGGAGGCAGTGCAAGTGCTTCATGCAATTTACGATAACTCTCATGCGGCACATCTTTGTTGTAACGATACATAAACTCATCGTTTAGATGTGTCCACAATTCATAGAGGTATTCATAGTTTGCTCTTGATTGTCTAACCCAAATACCACTAGGATGATTTACATGAGAGGCCTTGTATAGAACTTGTTCAAGATTAGAATTCAGTTTCCATCGTTTAATCTTGCGTCCATTTGCAGTCTTACCATAATACTCTTCTCCATCCAATACACGATGTGCAGTAGACATAAGTTGAGCATACTCAATAATCATTTTACTTGCATGACTGTCAACGTGCATCTTTGCACACTCATCAACATAGTTACTCAAATAAAATATGTTCATTATTTATAATCTCCGACATATTCTGATGCTGTTTGCACAGGCATTTCACCAACAAGTTCACTTACCTTTTCATAGAATTCTGGTTTAACATTAGCTTTTTGTCCATAACCTATGTTAATAAGATTTCTATTTTGTTTTGCAACAACTGCTTGAGCGATTTGTATTGCAACAATGGCAGGATTACGATTTGCAAAGTTAAGTCTAGGATGTTCACCCACAACAACATTTCCATTCTCATCTTTACCTAAAAAGTTTAGTTCTCCAAGTTGTAATCTATCTGGATGTCTTGTGCCATCTGGTCTAGGATTGGTGCAACCATTACCACCATCACGCCTATTGCAATGTGACATTAAGTTATTACTGTTTCCACATTTTATTTCTTTGAACCAATACTTACCACCTTTATTGGTGTAATCCATAGTTCTATCATCAGCATCATTGCAAACCCAATAATCTATTTCTTCTTTATTGCAATTCCATAGTTTCCAACCATCTTCGGCTTTACCAGAATTATCCCAATGACCATCAAAGTCTTGTTCATCGTCAACATATTGTAACATTTCTCTATTTAACATTTTCACTTCTCCCATCTATAAAATATGTTCATTATGTTCTCTCTTGTGTTACATAATCATCTAAAGGTGTGTTTTTTCTTATTTCTTTTAGATTATGTAAAGCATCTTTGTTACCTTGTTTTGCGGCATGGTAAAGATATTTAATCGCAGATTTTATATTCTTCTGAACTTTATATTTACCTTTACTATGACTCATATGACCTAGAAGATATGCACACCCCACATGAAGTTGTGCTTGTTCATAACCTTCATCTGCAAGCTCTTGTAACATACGGAATCCAAGAGATGGAATTCCAACTTCTATTTCTTCAATTGCGTTATTGAAACATAATACACTCATTTCACTTCTCCCATCTATAAAATATATGATCTTCAATTTCGATAGTTTTAGTTTTCGTCTTTGCCCAGGCTGGTTCTACATAATCTGCATGATAATGTGTTGCACCATCTGTTACATCCAATAGTGTTATTGTACCATCAACTAGTCCAGATGTAAAGAGAAAAATATTATCAAATGTTTCCATATCATTAATACGATCTGATTTACCATCACAATACCAACTGAACTGGCATCTGTGTTTAATAGGAATCATAACCGTCTGATCCTTCCAACTTGGTCTTGATGGGCCTTCTTTNACNACCTCACAAACCGTATTAGGAAAACGTGGATCTGATACACGATTAAGTGTTACAGACATAACTGCCATCTGTCCAACTTTGGGTTGATTTCGTGCCTCGTGATATACATTCTCTGCGAGACAGTATGCCTCATCAGCCAGAAAGGAGTCAACAGAACTGTCTGTTGCTCCCTGTACTGGTGATGTTGCAACTATTAACGAAAAAATCAGTTCATTCAACATTATTGTGTTAATACCTTCATGTTGTTTTCTGATTCGATGGTATCACTTTCTTTCTGTTCTGTAACAGAATTATCAAGTTCTTCCCATGCTTTGGTAGAGCGTATCTTCGACAAGAGCATTCTATCCTTACGCAGGCGATTCAAGATAATCTTGTTTGCCTCTTTATCAGAATACTCCAGCAAAACATAAGCACGATATTTGGGGCCATTAGAAACAATCTCTGTCTCTGACACCTTGTATCCAGCAACATCAACATCTGCAATGATGTTCTTTGTTGCCCGTTCTACTTCTGATAGAACTGAACTACCAATTTCCTCATTACCAATCTTTGCAACGAAAGATTTGGTCTGAGAACGAACACGACCATTGATTCGGTCGGCAAGTGTAGTCTTTGCATTCAATACTGCAAGATCAATAGACAACTGTAAATCTGCTGTTGCCGCTGTTCCTGTAGAATAGATTGCAGTTTCGCTCTCTGGCATCTTCTTGAACCAATCAGGCATAACCTCAATCTGTTCATTCACTACCTTAGATTTGTAGACATATGTACTCGTATCTACAATAGAGTTTGGTGGAACTGTCATTGCAGTCTCCACTACCTTATTGGAACTACAAGCACCAAGCATTGCAACAGCTCCAAGTAACATGACTTTTTTCATAATTAAACCCCTTCCAGTAAGTCTACTAAGTCATCACGAATGCCAGACTCTACAAATATATCAGAGAGTACTGACCCTATCTGTGGGTAATATGTTATCAAAACAACACCCAACACAATTCCAATTATAATTTTACCCATTAGTAACAGTCCGTTCCACCAGTTCTCCAATTTGAGTAGCACTTACCTGGCTCTTTGTATCCGTTAAATCCAATCGTAAATCCTCCGATTGAAATTGTATTTCCATTTGGTATATACTGTACCACACTATTGGGTGTGCTGTCAACAACTTCTGAAGAAATAATTCTTTCAGTTACTACTGGTTCGCCAGTAATTACTACTGGACTCTCAGTAATGTTTACTTCTGGTTGTGGAGCAGCAACGTGTACTGGCATCTCATCTTTAGTCGAACAATTCATATTTGTCTTTGCAGTTAGAACCTCTGGTGACACTTCTGAAATAATAGACTTCTTAGCATTTACTGTGGCGTTATCACAAGCATCGTTCTCAGTCATATCAGGCCCAAAGATGTAATCCCCCTCAGTAGAGTAGGTCTGTCCATTAATAGTAACATCCATAGACATTACACACTTACGAGTGTTTTCAACGTAAGGAAACACATCACGCTTGACGTTTTCTGTCTTTTCGATTTGGTGTGTCCAATTCGTTTGAACGTCCTTCACATAATCACATGGCGTATCGGCAACTGCATAGTTACAACTTGCAAGTCCTATTACACCAACTGTTCCAATAACAAATTTATTTACCATTTAACCAATCTCCTAACACCTCAACTGGGCATCTATCTTGATATTTGCACATTTGATATATTTGAGTGGAAGTTTCTATTGCACTACATCCACTCAATGTTATTATAACAAATACACTAAAAAGGAATCGTGTCATCTGTCATCTCAAAACCAACTAGATTCTGTGATACAGATTTGTTCCAATCCCAAGTAGCACCACACTCCTCTTGAGCATTCTCAATAACCTCACCGGCATAACTACCGAATGACCAACCAAACTTTTCGATGGCCTTCTCAATAATTACCTTTGGTGATTCCATTAACTCACCATCACTAGAATAGAAGTCATAAACAAAATCTTCTACATCCATCATCATACTTTTCACTGCACCCATTATATACTCCTCTGTTCAAAAAGGGTTTCCACTAAATTCTCTACCATTTCATCAATGATAGTATTTCCAGAAATTCCTGCCTTATCGACTGCATTCTGAAATTCACTAATAGTCATTGATTCTACCTCATCAAGAATAGACTCTTTGACTTGTTCATTCACTAGGTTACTCATACTGGTTCTCCATCAAGTGTTTTAAATCCCATTGGAGCGACTACATACTTTTCAGTGCCAACCAATATTTGATCACCGACTGAAGTAGACCTCAAACCGTATCCACTAGAGATATCACCCATGACTGTCACATCATCGTTACCATCTTCTGGCATCTTCAATGACCAACTATCAAAAATGTTTTGTGTCCAACGATATGCATACTCAAGTTTCTCACTTAAAGTCATATCCTCTTTCACGTTTACAAACGCAACGGTTGATGGTGAACCCTCAAATGCTGTATGTATAACTGCAACTTGTTCCATATTCTCTCTCCTTATATAGCCATCTTTTGTGCAATGTAACCAAAGAAGTGCATTACATCACCATTCTTAAAATCAATTTCAACCAATCTGTTTTTTGTCATCTCTTGAGTTTTGGGATGAAAGGCCTTGATTTGTTCAATAACTGCTTCCAAGGGAATCATATTCATTCCATAAACAGGGCCATTGTATTCAAAGGTATGATCCAAATCCAAACCCTTTTCTTCAACCAAAGTATCGATCCATTTTTCAAACTTCATAACTAACCTCTTTCTCTATTGTCTTTATAATATACCATAGTTATCATAACAAGTCAAGAACTTTTATAATATTTTTTGTATATTTCTGCTATTTTATTTAGCTCTGGATGTTTGTGTATCCACTGGCCTGTAGAAGGATTGAATTCTGTCTTGAAGAAATTATCCATCTTTTCGTTGCCTGTAGACTCATTCACCTTTATTTCTCTACAAAGACTATCAAAGTCTGCATCACTCATAATCGAATCATCTTCCATTTCATATGCATATGCAGCAACTGACAATTTAATTCTATTTCTTATTTCTTGATTAATCATAATACATCTGCATCCCAAACTAACTGAGCAAGTTTGTCTTGCATCTTATATGCTTCCTTTTCCCAAGGCAAGTCGCAGTAATTAGTTCCTTCTGGAATTACTTTCTTTTTCCATTTTACACCATAACAATCCATCTCATTTCTGGCATACTGTTTTACATGAACCATTTCATGGCAAACTGTAGTGACAAAATCTTTAAGGGAAAGGTTGTTTGCAACATCAATTGTGAACTCACGATTTGTATCTTCTTGCATACACCAACCAACTGAATCACCAGTTAGTTTCTTGATGTTCACAGTAATCTCTAATGTCCTCATACGAGGCATAAGAGCTTCAATCATTTGTAGAACAACAGTTTCAGCAATCTCTCTTTGAAATTTCTTACCACCGTTGACTTCAATATAATTCATAAGAATCACTCCTCACTTTCTATATAGATCATACCTGTTTTCATAACAAATGTCAAGAGTTTTTTGCATAAAAAAACCCTTGAAAATCAAGGGCTTATAAAATAAATTGGAGCGGATAGACGGAATCGAACCATCGTCATTAGATTGGAAATCTAAGGTAATACCATTATACGATATCCGCTTAGTTATGATGAGGGGCAACCGAGAGAGAGAGTTGAGAGAGAAAGGTGTCACCCCTCATCATTGTTTTATAGTAACACTAAGTTACTAGTAAGTCAAGAGATTTACAGAAGTTTATGTGCAGCTTCTGTAGTTTCTTTAACTCTACGAGTCCACCCCCTTCCGAATGTTTCAAAGGTTGATAGTTTCTCGTAGTACTCTTGACGATTCGACTGATAGGTATCAATCGTTGCAGCAAGTCCTTCAATTTGTACATATGCTTCAAGTGCTTTGAGAGTGTTTGGCCCAATGCCGCCATCGACAACTGTACCAATCATACTTTGTAGATATTTTGCTGCCCTACCAGTTCCAGCATTAACACCAAAATCGAAAACACAAAGGTCAAGTCCAGAAGGCAAGTCATCGCCTTTTACTCTATCCCAATATGATTTCTTATAGATGGGGGCAACATCTTCAACTGTTAAGTCTTTCATGTCTTTTGTGCCACCATGTTCTTCCCATACCCTTTTGGTAACGCCAAGATTAGTCTCGCCGCCAGGGTCTTTTGGATGATTCACATAACCACCTTCGTGGTGCAGAATCATTTCCAAACAATGGTCATAGTTTTCTTTCATATTAGCTCCTAGTAAAATTATCGTTCCAACCGAACGCTTCTTTGACTACCTCTTTCGATAGTCCTTTGTACACTTGATGCAGTTTCTTATTTTTGGCGTCAATAAGAAGTTGTGCCTCTGTGATATGTAGTCCTTCTAACATTTGAATAAACATATTCTCACGTTTGAACTGTGGTAGAGTAGTATCTCCACCCTTTATAAAACGATAAAGTTTTCTTGCTTCCTTACGAAGCATCGTATGTTCTGTACCCTCTTCTGATTCATTAGCTTTAAATGGAACTTCCCCTTCTGGAATCAACCATTCAAGATTAGGATCAAAAGATGATTTGATAACCATACGAAGCGGTTCGCAATCGTATTGTTTAAGAAGTTCAATCTTTTTTTCTTTAGTCTTTGCGTTATGTACTTTCTTTAGAACCTCAGAAAGTAGAGGTGTATATGTGTCTGGCATATTAAAAATCTCCAATGTCATTCATAAGATTTTTCAATCTCTTTTGTATAAAATAATTTAGTAGCTTTGATCTATCACCTTTTGGTGGTTGTTCAAATTGTTCTAGAATTTCCACCTTCAAGTCACTTGGAATACACTCCAAATCAATCAATGTTTTGTTACGCTGATAATTTCTCATCATTTCCTCTGTGCAAAAATCTTCTGGATTTTGATCAACCCAGTTTTCAATTTTCTTTTTTGCAAGAGGCTTCTGTCGTAACTCATCTACAAATGTATTGTCGTTTGATAGGAAGTTTGGAATACCATCACTCCTGTCACCCTTCAATATATGTTCTTTAATATATAGGTGAGGGTCAATTCCATTTACAAACTTCTTGAGAACTGGCGAATATTGTTTTACAAAGTTGTGTTTTTGCAACTGAATAAAATCTTTATCGCCAGATAGAACTAGAACCTTCTCATATGCAGATGGTGTTTTAGAAACATAATCTACAACAGTAGCAATACAATCGTCTGCCTCTGCACCGTCTACTTCTAGAACTTTATATGGAAATGTATCTCGTATCTCATCACGAATAGCATTGAGAGTTTCAAAGATTAGATTCCAATCAAGGCCAGAGTTTTCTCTGTCCTTCTTACGATTAGATTTATAGTTGGGGAAGTATTCCCTTCTCCAATATCTTTTGCTGTCATAACAAAGAATTAGTTCGCCATATTCTTCTGAAAACCTAGAACGATACATTCTAAGAGAATTCAAAACCATATGACGAACCATATCTCCATCGACATCGTTTTGTCTTTTAGAACCAATTTGCATCATCAGATTGCTGATGGTAACTTGGTTCATATCAACCAATATCATAGTTTTTCACCTTATTTTTCATAGTATTATATATTAACCTAAAACAGAACGATTGTCAATAGATTTATCTTTTACGTTGTGCCTTTATACAAACCACTTGTTTGTTTGGTTTGCCTTTATCAATTCTTTCTAGTTTTCGTTGGCACTCATTAATACTGTAATATTTACCAATAACTTCTGATTCAACTATTGGAGTTGAGCTATAACCCCAAACTAATTGAACTGCTACTAATATCCACATATCACATCCTTAAAATGGTGCTGGTTGAGAGGCTCGAACTCCCGGCCTGATGATTACAAATCAACTGCTCTACCAACTGAGCTAAACCAGCGTTATTCTTCTTCGTCATCCATACCAACAAATTCAGCGAGGGCATCAATATCAAATGTGGTGTACAAACCATCCTCATCATCTTCGTCAGTAGTCACAAACATCGCTACAAGTTTTTGCATAGGATGTTTCAAACCCAAGCCTCTATAGATAAGAGACTTTACTAATTCAATTGTAAAACCAACATCACGAATAAAATCTTTATCAGATGTATCAATGCCATTCTCACCAAGATTGTGAATCAAATTCACAACTAATCCTTCAGTCAAATGATCAGCAAACTTTAAGTCATCATGCATCTCAAGTGCAACATTATCAATCTTAATGTCTGGTTCTGGCTTTCCTTTTAGGGGAAACTGCACAACATTGTTTTTTGGAATATTATCGTTCATCTGCCATTTCCCTTGTCCACTCACATCCAAGGTCTGGATAGTAAGTTCCTACATTTCGTTTTGGTGTGCCGTCTGGATTATATGCCATGACTACACACATAGTTTTTATTTTGTGTTGTTGATGTTCACCATAGAACATATCACAATAATCACCATCTCTTAGATATCGGTGTAGGTTACGAATATAACCTTCAATAGAAGCAACTTGTGCAATTGCACCCTTTACATTACGTCTAACATCACCTTTAGCAACCGTCAACAGTTCTTTTTGTGTCTTAATCCACCTCTGGACATTCTTCATAGACATAGGATCATCATCTGGCTTTGCGACTACAGATGGATGAATACTAGAATATTTTGGTGGGTTTTCTTTTGCACGCTTTTTCTCGTGCCTTTGCAAGACGTTCTGCCGCAGCTGCCTTTTGTTCAGGCGTCATTGGTTTACGTCTTTTGCGAGTTTTAGGCAGGGTTGAGTCAGTCTCCACTTTAGCACGGCGTGCCATTATATCACCTCTTATTAATAACCTAGTTCTTCAAACCGCTTTTGCATATTGCGTTTGTATCTACGAGTTGCTGCAGCTTTTGCTTTTCTGCGTTTTGTACCACGAGATTCATAAAATGTTCTTTCTCGCAGCTCTTGAAAGAAACCATCTCTCATTAGACGCTTCTTCAATACTCGCATTGC